GGAGAAAGTATCTTAAGAATAACTCACAATATATCTTCGGTGGATCTGCTCCTGCAGGAATCGTAACCACTGGATTCAGTGCAAACTTTGATCTTGAATCGGATGTTGGTTGGGATCAAGATGCAGAGGGTATCACGTTCGCTGCAACTGGTAACTCAAACAACACATTAGGTGCTGGTTGGAACTATGATGGTGGAACGGACATTGATTCTGCAGGTGCTCTGACTGCTGGATTGAGTGGTTTGGTTTCAGGTTATGGACTGTTTGAAAATACCGAAAACTATGAGGTAGATTTCCTCTTAATGGGATCTGCAGCATATTCTAAACCAGATGCTCAAGCACTTGCAAACAAATTAATTGCAGTTGCAGAAGCAAGAAAAGATGCTGTTGCATTCATCTCTCCATACAGAGGTGCATCAATCACCGATAGTTCTGATGATAGAGCTGCTCAGATTAATTCGGATACGGATATCACAAATAACGTTCTGAGTTTCTATTCACCAATCACATCTTCATCTTATGCAATCTTTGATAGTGGTTATAAGTACATGTATGATAGATTTGGGAATACATTCCGTTATGTTCCATTGAATGGTGACATTGCTGGTCTTTGCGCTAGAAACGATATTAATCAGTTCCCATGGTTCTCACCAGCAGGAACAACGAGAGGTGCAATTCTTAATGCAGTAAAACTTGCTTACAATCCTTCTAAGGTTCAGAGAGATCAACTGTATTCGGCAAGAGTCAATCCAGTCATCTTCTCACCTGGTGCTGGAATTGTTCTTTTCGGTGATAAGACAGGACTTGGTAAAGCATCTGCGTTTGATAGAATCAACGTTCGTCGTTTGTTCATCTATCTTGAGGATGCAATTTCCGCTGCTGCTAAGGACCAACTCTTTGAATTCAATGATGAACTTACAAGAACTAATTTTGTAAACATCATTGATCCATTCCTGCGTGATGTTCAAGCAAAGAGAGGAATCTCTGATTACGTTGTTATTTGCGATCAAACAAATAACACTGCTGCAGTGATAGACAATAATGAGTTTGTTGCTGACATTTTCATCAAACCAGCAAGGTCGATCAACTTCATTGGTCTTACATTTGTTGCCACCAGAACTGGTGTTGCGTTTGAAGAAGTAATTGGTAACGTTTAATCGCTAATCAAACATAGAGGTAAAAAACAATGGCTTACTCATTATCAGAATCAGGAGTATTAAGAAAAATTTCTGATCTGAAATCAAGTTTAACTGGTGGTGGTGCAAGACCCAATTTATTTGAAGTTGTCTTATCGTTTCCAAGTGCTACTGGTGTAGATTCAGCTGTTCTTGATAAAGCACGCATACAAGTAAAAGCAGCAGCACTTCCAGCATCAAACATTGCACCAATTGATGTCCCATTCAGAGGACGTATTCTTAAGGTTGCTGGCGATAGAACGTTTGAAACTTGGACAATTACCGTAATTAATGACGTTGATTTCCAGATTCGTTCTGCCTTTGAAACCTGGATGAATACTATTAACAGACACTCCGATAACACTGGTCAAGTAAACCCTGCAGCATATTATGCAGATGCATTTGTTCACCAGTTAGGTCGTGACGGTGGTATTCTTAGATCTTACAAGTTCTATGATGTATTCCCAACGAATATTTCTGCTATTGATCTGAGTTATGAGACTACAGATACTATTGAAGAATTTACCGTAGAACTTCAGGTTCAGTGGTGGGAAGCTGCTGCTGGAAATGGAACTGGTGCTGGTGGTTCTAACGTTAACTAAATAATAGAATAACGTCTAGTCAAGATTATAATGGCAAAACTTTTTGGTTTTTCAATTGAGGATAAAGAAAAAAAATCCGCTTCTATAGTGTCCCCCGTTCCTCAGTCAAATGAGGACGGGGTTGATCATTATATTTCTAGCGGATTTTATGGTCAATACGTAGATATTGAAGGTGTATATAGAACCGAATATGATTTAATTAAAAGATATCGTGAGATGGCACTTCATCCAGAATGTGATGGTGCCATTGAAGATGTTGTAAATGAAGCAATCGTCAGCGATCTTTATGATTCTCCAATTGAGATTGAGTTGTCAAATCTCAATGCAACTGATAAGTTAAAGAAAGTAATTAGAGAAGAATTTAAAAGAATAAAAGAAATTCTTGATTTTGATAGAAAGTCTCATGAGATTTTTAGAAATTGGTATGTTGATGGAAGACTTTATTATCTGAAAGTAATTGATACCAAAAAACCACAAGAAGGAATTAAAGAACTGAGATATATTGATCCAATGAAGATCAAGTATGTCAGACAAGAAAAGAAAAAGTCTGGTGAAGATAGACTGGTAAATCTCAGACTTTCATCTGAGCAAAAAGTAATAAACCCAGAAATTGACGAGTATTTCCTTTATACTCCATCTCCAAACTATCCATCAATGGGTGGTGGTCAACAGAAAAATGCAGTTAAGATCGCTAAAGATTCTATCACGTATGTAACTTCTGGTCTTGTAGATAGAAATAAGGGTTCGGTTCTTTCTTATCTTCATAAAGCAATTAAGGCACTCAATCAACTCAGAATGATTGAGGACTCGCTGGTTATCTACCGTTTATCAAGAGCACCAGAGCGTAGAATTTTCTATATTGATGTTGGTAATCTTCCTAAGGTAAAGGCAGAACAATATCTTCGTGATGTTATGATGCGTTATCGTAACAAGTTGGTTTATGATGCTAACACTGGTGAAGTTCGTGATGACAAAAAGTTCATGAGTATGCTGGAGGATTTCTGGCTTCCAAGAAGAGAAGGTGGTAGAGGAACAGAAATCTCTACTCTTCCTGGCGGACAAAATCTTGGTGAACTTGCTGATATTGAGTATTTCCAAAAGAAACTTTATAGAGCACTTGGAGTTCCCGAATCAAGAATCGCTGCTGATGGTGGTTTTAATCTTGGTCGTTCTTCCGAAATTCTGAGAGATGAACTTAAGTTTGCCAAGTTTGTTGGTCGTCTGAGAAAGCGTTTTGCTCAGATGTTCAATGATATGTTGAAAACGCAATTGATTCTCAAGAACATTGTGTCACCAGAAGATTGGGAAATGATTGCCGATCACATCCAATATGATTTCTTGTATGACAATCAATTTGCAGAACTAAAAGAAACAGAAATGCTCAATGAGCGTCTTGGTGTTCTTGCAACAATTGAACCTTATATTGGTAAGTATTATTCTACCGAATGGGTTCGTAAGAAAGTTCTCCGTCAAACAGATTCTGAAATGATTGAAATGGATGAACAGATTGAGCAAGAAATTAAGGATGGTATCATACCAGATCCAAATTCGGTTGATCCAATTACTGGAGAACCATTACCACAAGAAGGTGAAATGGGTATGATGGGTGATGTTCCAATGGAGCCAGATCTTGAGGCATCGGGAGAAATCACTCAAGTCAAAGAACCAAAAGGTGGTGAGATATAAATAAAAAATATAGTTATAATAACTTTTTATGGAAGAAATTGTAAATTTGATAGGATCAGATGCTCCTGCATCGGATATTAGCGACAAAATTAAAGATGTTCTTTATGCAAAAGCAGCACAAAGAATTGATGCTATTCGTCCAACAGTTGGCGCATCCTTATTCGGTGACGATCAATCATCAGAGGAACAAGAATAATGGCAAGAACTTTATTAATCGGTGATGAAATTGCTCTCGCTACCAGTTCTGTAGGAGGAACTAGTGTTACTAATGCAACCGTTGTAAGATTATACAATGGTGTTGGTAGCACCGCTGTTGTTAGCATGGCTAGCACTGTTGGTGCAGCAGATACAGTTTCTTTCAGTATGCCGACAGCAAGCGTTGAGTTCTTAGAAAAACCAGCAAGTTATGTCATTTGGGCAGATAGCACTGCAGTAAGAGCAACAAAAGTAGGATTTACTGGATAAACAAATGAAACTTATCACAGAAGAAATTTCAAACGTACAGATTATCACCGAAGGAAAAGGTGCTAATAAAAAACTGTATATTGAGGGAGTTTTCCTTCAGGGAGACATCAAAAACCGTAATGGTAGAATGTATCCTATGGAAACTCTTTCCCGTGAGGTAAAGAGATACAATGAAACCTTTGTCAAGAAAGGACGTGCTCTTGGCGAACTCGGTCATCCCGATGGTCCTACTGTAAACCTTGATCGTGTTTCTCACAAAATTACTTCACTTGTTCAGGAGGGAAGTAATTTCAAAGGTAAAGCACAAATCCTGAATACTCCTATGGGTAAGATTGCATCTTCACTTCTTGATGAAGGTGTAATGCTTGGTGTTTCTTCTCGTGGTGTTGGTTCACTCAAGATGACCAATGAAGGTCATAAAGTTGTCGGTGAAGATTTCATGTTAGCAACTGCTGCTGATATCGTTGCAGATCCTTCAGCACCTGATGCTTTTGTTCAGGGAATCATGGAGGGTAAAGAGTGGGTTTGGGAAGGAGGAATTCTTCGTGAACAACTCGCAGAAAAGACTCAGAAGAGAATTAACACTCTTGTTGACCAAAGAAGACTTGAAGAGCATAAACTCCAGTTATGGAACGATTTTCTCTCAAATCTTTAATTTATAAATAAATATAGATTAATACAAAAATATCTAATCAAAAATGTCCGTTGGTAGCAATTTACAAGAAATGGAAAACGTAGTAACGAAAGGCGCTGCTGCAGCTGAACCAATGCAAAAACTGTCCCATTCAATTCCAGGACAGCCTGCTGTGGAAGATCTCGGTGGCCCTACTCCAGAAAACTATAAAGCAGACGACAATTCTGCTAAACTCAAAGAACCTTCACTTGCAACTGTCAGTGACATTGTAAAAAGAGGTGCTAAACCTGCCGAACCAATGAAAAAAATGGCAGAAGAGGAAGCAGAGGTCGAAGGTGAAGTAGTTGCTGAAGCAGAAGAAGAAACTACCGATGAAGTAGTTTCCGAAGAGGAAGAAGTAGTTGCTGAAGAGGAAGAAGTTGTAGAGTACAACGTGGAAGAAGATGTTGAAGCACTTCTTGCAGGTGAAGAACTCTCAGAAGAATTCCAAGAGAAAGCACGCACCATTTTTGAAACTGCTATCAAGGCAAAAGTTGCAGAAATTCAAGAAGAATTGACTGCACAGTATGAGCAAACTCTTGAGGAGCAAGTTGGTTCCATTAAGGAAGAACTGACCGATAGAGTTGATGCTTATCTTGAGTATGTTGCTGAAGAGTGGATTTCCGAAAATCAACTCTCAGTTGAGCAAGGACTCAAGACTGAAATGACCGAATCATTCCTTGTTGGAATGAAGAGTCTTTTTGAAGATCATTATGTATCAATCCCTGAAGAGAAATATGATGTACTCAATAGTATGGTAGAAAA